ACAGATACAAACACCACTTATTCAGTTGGCGCTGGTGGATTGACTCAACAAAACTTTACAACTACATTAAAAAATAAATTAGATGCACTTGATTCATCCACATACTTAAAATCAAACGCTGATGATACATTCTCAGGTGGATTAGTATCTACTGCTAGAGATGAAGGAATCTTTGGTACATACGATTCTTATAAAACAGACCATATATGGTCAATGGGTGTAGCATATAAAAACCACGCATCTGGAACTAACTTTGGAAGTTTATATGGATTAGCATATAAACATACAAATAACTCCACAGGTGGTACAATGGCAGGTGGACACCAAATGGTATGGTGTGAAAATGGTACTGGAAAATCTGCTATGGGTACTAATATTTGGACTAGTGGTACAGTAAGTGCTAATGGTGGTAGTTCAACAAATTGGAATACTGCATATGGGTGGGGAAATCACGCATCTGCTGGGTATAAAACTACGGATAACAACACAACTTATTCAGCTGGAAGTGGATTATCTCTAAGTGGAACTACATTCTCTCATACTGATACTTCATCACAAGGTTCAGTAAATGGAAGTGGTAGAACGTATATCCAAGATATAACATTAGATACCTATGGACACGTTACTGGGTTAAAAACTGCAACTGAAACAGTAGTAAACACAGATACCAACACCACTTACTCTGTAGGAGATGGTGGTTTAACACAAAAGAACTTTACCACTACTTTAAAATCTAAATTAGATGGTATTGCAGCATCCGCAAACAACTATAGTTTCCCATACACAGTTTCATCAGCTGCTGGTAATAGTACGGTAGTTCAACGAAATGGTAGTGGTTACATATTTGCTAGTTATTTCAATGGTACAGGAACATTTAGTACTTCTGGGGCAACTTCAGGAATGGGATTATTTACTGGAACAAACGGAACTGATACTTATGGTCGTTCTTATACAGCCGCTGCAGCAAGAAAATTATTAAATGTAGCAGATGGGGCAACTAATGTAACTAATAACTCTCAAATTTCCAATGGAAGGGGTTATATTACATCATATACTGATACAAATACAACTTATACTGCTGGTACTGGGATGTCATTAAGTGGTACTACATTTAACTGTACTGTAGTAAATACAGATACCAATACACAATTATCAGATGCTGATATTGCTAAAATGGGATATATCAAAACTGATACAAATACAACTTATTCAGCAGATGGAAACAATGGTATTACTTTAAGTGGAACTACGTTCCGTTTAGAAGATGATAGAAGAAGAAACTCAACTGGAGCTGATGTTTATTCAGGTAATACACATGATTATACATTCTACGATGCATCTGTAGGTATTAGATGGTACACTGCTGGTGGTGAGGATATGAGATTGTTAGATAATGGTACATTACACGTTGATGGTGATGTTATAGCATATTCTTCAACAATATCAGATGAAAGACTTAAAGATAACATTAAAACAATTGAAAATCCATTAGATAAAATCAAAGCACTTAGAGGTGTTGAGTATGATTGGAATAATGGTAATAGAAAAGGTAAACATGATTTAGGGCTTATAGCACAAGAAGTTGAATCGGTTATTCCTGATATAGTACATGAACACACACTACCATATGTAGAAGGTGAAGAAGATACACTATATAAGACTGTAGATTATGAAAAAATGGTAGCAGTTCTAATTGAAGGTATGAAAGAACAACAAACTCAGATAGATTCGTTAAAATCGGAACTAACTGAAATCAAAGGGAAGTTGTAATGGCATTAGCAGCATCAGGTCAGATATCAATTAGTCAAATCAATACTGAGTTGGGTAGAACATCTACCACAGCCAATACTTCATTAAAATCATGTAGTGATGGAACTAATGGTACTATTAATACGGCAAATGCAACCGCTGATAGACCAGATGGTACAGCACCCCATTCAATGAGTGAATTTTATTCATATAACCACACCGCATCATCAGTAAGGTCTTTTCTATCTTCAGAAGGGTCTAAAAGTTCTAATTGTGGTTCTGATATTGAACTAACACAATACCACGATGGTAGTGGCTCATTACCAGTAATAGGTGATATAGTATATACGAACTCTGCTGGTACTGTTACCGCAGCAAATGGATATTACTTAACATCTTCTTCTGGTGGTATTTTCCTTGATAAAAGTAATGGTACTGTTTCAGGAACATTTGGTTGCAAAAAATAAACATCGTAACTATCTGATAATCAGATAGCTATGATAGTGATAGTGAAAGTACTGAGTATCAATAAGTTATGAATCTAAGTGATTCTTAAAGATTCTCATATTTATATAAAAGAATTAGGAGATTATAAATGGCAGTAAACATTCCAATATGGCCGGGTTCATCATCATTTTCAGCTGGTAATACACCATTTGGACATTATGATTCCGATACAGAGTTCATATCATCAGTTGATAAGACAGCTGGGTGGTGCGCAAAGAGACTAGGTTATCCTATAGTTGATATAGAACTACAGGATATAAATTTTTATGCTTGTTTCGAAGAAGCAACTACAGAATACTCATCTCAAGTTAATCAATTTAACATTAGAGAAAATTTACTTAATTTAAAAGGACATTCTACATCATCTAATCTATCACAAACCCAACTTGATGCAAACTTAGGTGGTTTAGTAACATTAGCAAAAGATTATGGTTCTGAAGTAGGTAGTGGTGGTAGTGTAACGTATTATACTGGTTCATTCGAAGCTAAAAAAGGACAACAAATATATGATTTACAAGACGTATCCAATTCAGGAGCATCTTTAGAAGTAGGTACTGTTGGAACGGATAAATTTGAAATCAAAAAGATGATGCATAACGCACCACCTGCTATGGTTAGATACTTTGACCCATTTGTAGGAACTGGGTTAGGTTCACAACAAATGATGGATACATTTGGATGGGGTAATTACTCACCAGGTGTTTCATTTATGATGCAACCACTTTATGATGATTTATTAAGATTACAAGCTATTGAATTTAATGATATGGTTCGTAAATCTCAATATGGATTCGATATTCAGAATAATAGAATTAGATTATTTCCAATACCCGACACTCCATATACAGTTCATTTTCATTATGTATTAGAATCAGAAAGAAATAACACAATAGTGGCTACATCGGTAGTATCTGATTTCTCAAATGCTAAATATGATAGAATTAAGTATAGTAACATAAACCACGTTGGAAAACGATGGATTGAGAAATACACATTAGCATTAGCTAAAGAAATGTTAGGTGCAGTTAGAGCTAAGTTTAGTTCAGTACCAATTCCTAACTCAGAAATAACATTAGATGGGGCAGATTTAAGAAGTGAAGCATCTACAGAGAAAGAAATCTTAATCTCAGAATTAAGAGAAAACTTAGAAGCTACTTCTAGAAAAGCATTGTTACAAGCACAACAAGAAGAATCAGAAGCGATGGAATCTACATTGAGTAGAGTACCTAGAGCAATTTATATAGGGTAAATTATGGCACTATTCGGTGGACAAAGAGATATGGCTCTGTTTAGTAAAATAAACAAAGAGTTAATAACGGATATCATAGATACCGAAGTGTATTACTATAAGCTTATTATAGAAGATACTAAATCTAACTTATATGGTGAAGGTAAGAACAAAGTATATTATAATCCTGTAAAAATCCCAACATTAGTTGATAGAACCAATGCAGAACAGATATTTGATGAGTTTGGGGCATCTTATACTAGAAATGTAAACTTTTACTTTTTAAGAGATATTTTAGTAGAGAAAAATGTATATCCTGAATTAGGTGATGTAATTGAGTGGAATGATGAACAACACATTGTAGATGTAACATTCCAAAACCAATTTGTTGCTGGTAAGAATCCCGAACATTGGGATGGTGGTGATAAACAAGGGTATAGTGTATCTATTATATGTGAAACGCATGTAGCTAAGAGAAGTCAACTAAAATTAAAAGATGATTTTAGAGTAGGTGTTAATAAAGATAACAATGATTTACCAATAGGAATCTAATATGGCTCAAAGATATAGAACAAACAGAAACGATAAGGTTGATTTGAAAAGAACTCAAAGTTCTACTTCAGATGACCCAATATTGAATAAAGCAAAACAGATTTCCCGTAGAAATGATGATGTTAAAAATATTCAAGTTGGTATTTATGATATAGATTTAGCATTTAAAGATTTTTTAGAAAGAGATGTTAAACCTATAATAGAAGAAAATGGTAAGTTTATTCCTGTTCCTGTAATGTATGCATCTCCTGAAAATTGGTCATCGGCTCAAAAAGAAGGGTTTCTTAGAGATAATAATGGTAAAGTACAAACACCTCTTATTTCATTTAAACGAAATTCATTGGATGTTAATACCGAAATATCTAAACTAAAAGTTAGAACAGATGAAGATTCATCTCAATCTTTTATTAAAAAATATTCAAAAGAAAATAGATATGACCAATTTTCTATTTTACAAGACCAAAAACCAGTACAAGAGAAATACATAGTAGATAGACCTGATTATGTGAATATTGCATATGATGTAATTATATGGTGTGATTTTATGGAAGATTTGAATAAAGTAGTTGAACAAATAGTATATTTTCAAGGTGGAACATTTGGACAGAGGTATAAGTTTCAAATCAAAGGAGAATCATACTCATTTGATACTACCAATGGAGTTGGAGAAGAGAGAATCGTTAGAAGTAATGTATCACTTACAGCAAAAGCTTATTTAGTACCAGAACAGACTGGTTTAAAGATAAATACTCAGAAAGCATTTGGTACTTCTAAGATAGTTTGGAAAACAATTCCAAAAATTTAATCTTTACAAAAAAATTATCATATTTATATACACATAAAGTATAATAATTAAATTTAAAAACAAAAGTTATGGCACAAGTTAAAGAAATCAAAGAAAAAGAAGTAATCAATATTGAAGAGAAAGATATTGAAAGAGTTAAGAAGTTTAGAGCTGATTATGCAGAAACAACTGCAAGAATGGGTGAAATAGAGGTAGAGTTATTAAATGCTGAATTACTTTTAGAGAATATAAAAGTAGCAAAGGATGAACAAATCGAAAAGTACAAATCATTAAGATTAGAAGAAGTTAATATTAGTAGTGAATTTAATGAAAAGTATGGACAGGGTGAGTTTAACTTAGAAGAAGCAACCTTTACACCTATGGCATAAATATAATCGTTTGAGATTTTTTAATGTATTTATAGATATAATAAAAACCAAAAGAAATTAATAGGAGAATCAAATGGCAGAAAGAATAGTAAGTCCCGGAGTATTTACAAGAGAAAAGGACTTGTCGTTTCTACCTCAAGGGATTGGCGAAATTGGAGCAGCATTAGTAGGTTCAACAGTAAAAGGACCAGCATTCGTTCCAACAACAGTATCATCATTTTCAGAGTTTCAACAAGTATTCGGTGGATTGACAGAAGATTCATACCTACCATATACTGCACAAGCTTATTTAGAAGATGCTGGAACAGCAACAATCGTTAGAGTATTAGGAAAAGACGGGTACACTCTAGAAAACCCAATCGCATTATCAGTATCATCATCGCTTGGTACTAAGGTAGTAGCAGTATTACACCCAACACATGAAATCGTATCAGATGTAGACGTATTTGATGATGCACTAATTGCAGACCTTAATGGTTCAGCTAGTGTATCAGCATCACTATTTACTTTAACAGTAGATGGTTCTGAAGCAGTATCAAAAGTTTATTCAGCATCATTAAATCCAACAAATGATAATTACTTTACAAAATCATTTGGATTTTCACCAAGAGGTGCAGAAGATGCTTATGTTTTATCAAACTTTAAAACATTCCAATCAGCATCATTCGCTAAAGCTGGTGAGATTCCTGTAGTAACAATAGATAAAGCTAAAGATATTGATTACTCAAAAGCATATACTGAAGCATCAACACCATTTATTACATCACAAAAAGTTGGTGGTAACACTACTAACTTATTTAAGTTCCATACATTATCACATGGTACTGCAACTAACTATGAATTTAAAATCGGTATTCAAGATGTTAAACCAGCTGGTTCAGTTCCTGGTTCTGAATATGGTTCATTTACTGTAGTTGTAAGAAGAGTTGACCAAGATAAGATTGCTGGTTCACCATTCGTAGGAGTAGTTGATTCAGATATCAGACCTAACTTAGTTGAATCTTTTCAAGGTGTTAACTTAGACCCTAATTCACCAAATTATATCGTAAGAGTAATTGGTGATAAGTACATTACTGTAGATGATGATGGTAAATTATCAACTAATGGTGATTACGCTAACAATTCAGAAAATATTAGAGTTGAAGCAACAGCAGCAGTGAATAATGGAGCAATTGATGAAAGTTTAGTACCTTTCGGATTTGGAGCATTACAAAATCCATTTGGAAGTAAACTTACAATACCTTCACCAACAATGGTAGCTGACCAAAAAATCAATCAATCATACAATCCTAAGAAATTTTGGGGATTAGATTTTGATTTTGCAACAACAGATAATAGAAACTTCCTTTCACCAACTCCTGATTCGGCAACAGCAGTAGTAGGTACGGCATTCTATTTAGGTGATTACAATCAAGATGCTGGAGCTAATTATCCTTCATCAGCATCACCTAATAGTGGAGCAATATCATTGAATGATGCTAATACTTCGATTAACTCTCGTAAGTTCTTAGTACCATTTCAAGGTGGGTTTGATGGATTCAAACCAAATAGAGTTGTTTCTTTAGGAAACGATATCATAGCAGGTAATACACAAGGATACGATTGTTCATCAAATACAGCAAAAGGTACATTAGCATACAGAAAAGCAATAAACTCTGTATCTAATCCTGATGAATTTGATATCAATATGTTAGTTTTACCAGGTCTTATTCACAGATTACATTCTTCAGTAACAACATTTGCTAAAGATATGTGTGAAGATAGACAAGATACATTCTTTATTATGGATGCATCAGCATGGAGTGATTCAATATCAACTGCAACTAACGCAGTTCAAGCATTTGATTCAAACTATGTAGCATCTTACTACCCTTGGGTTAAGATATTGAATACTGATAAAAACAAACCTGTTTGGGTTCCGCCATCTGTAGTACTTCCGGGTGTTATAGCATTTAATGACCAAGTTGCAGCCGAATGGTTCGCACCTGCTGGTTTAAATAGAGGTGGATTAACTTCAGTAATTGAAGCTAAGACAAGATTGACTAGAGTTGAGAGAGATGCACTTTACGAAGGTAGATTGAATCCTATCGCAACATTCCCTGGTCAGGGTGTAACTGTATTTGGACAGAAAACATTACAAGCAAAACCATCGGCATTGGATAGAATCAATGTAAGAAGATTGTTAATAGCAGTGAAGAAATTCATCGCATCATCTACTCGTTACTTAGTGTTTGAAAACAACACAGCAGCTACGAGAAATAGATTCTTATCAATTGTTAATCCTTACTTAGAATCAATTCAACAAAGACAAGGTTTATACGCATTTAAAGTGAAGATGGATGAAACCAACAACACACCAGATGTAATTGATAGAAATATAATGGTTGGTGAGATATTCTTACAACCAGCTAAAACAGCAGAATTTATAGTTCTTGATTTCAATGTACTACCAACTGGAGCAGCATTTCCAGAATAGTATATAAATAATATCTTAGTTCCCCTAATAATTTTAGGGGGACTAACTATTTTTTAAAAAGAACTATATTTATATTAAAGAATTAGAAACAGAGGAAAACAAAAATGGCACAATTATTAGACCCAACAGAAGTAATGTTTACATCATTCGAACCGAAGATGTCAAACAGATTCATTATGTATGTAGAAGGAATTCCGGCATACTTAGTGAAAGCCGCCAACAGACCTGAGATAGCAAATGGTAAAATTACCATTGACCATATTAATGTTAGAAGATATGTAAAAGGTAGAAGTGAGTGGAGTAGTTTATCAATATCATTGTATGACCCAGTAGTTCCTTCAGCAGCACAAGCAGCTATGGAATGGGTAAGATTACACCACGAATCAGTAACGGGCCGTGATGGTTACTCTGATTTCTACAAAAAAGATATCACATTTAACAGTTTGGGTCCTGTAGGTGATAAAGTAGAAGAGTGGACATTAAAAGGAGCATTTATCGAAACAGCAAAGTTCTCAGATATGGACTATACTGGTGAA